AGGGTTATTATTTCCGCTTTAACGTCGATGGTCTGTTGCGCGGAGATTCGAAGAGCAGGGCTGAGGCTCTCAAGATCCAGCGACAAAACGGCATAATTAACGCGAATGAATGGCGGGCCCTGGAGAACATGAACCCCATTGAAGGAGGGGATGTTTATCTTACGCCGCTGAATATGCGGCAGGATGGAGTTGACCCGAATGCAAAAGATTAAAAATGATGCCGCAAGGCGCATGATGGGCAGAATAGCCTTGCGTGAAAGTGCCGGGAAAGGGGAGAAATCCTGGTACCGAATAAAGGCCCTGTCGGAAAAGGAAGTGGAAGTCTATCTTTACGATGAAATATCTATGTGGGGTATAGAGGCGGAACAGTTTATAAGGGAGATAAACGAAATATCAGCTGGAACGATAAATCTAAGGATCAACAGCCCGGGCGGAGACGTTTTTGACGGAACCGCCATTTTTAATGCTCTGGAAAGGCACCCGTCAAGAATAGTTACGCATATTGACGGAATAGCAGCTTCCATGGCGTCTGTGGTTGCTCTTGCTGGGGATGAGGTGAGAATGGCCGAGAATGCCTTTTTTATGATTCACAATCCGTGGGGTCTATGTATTGGGAACGCCGCTGACATGCGCAAGGAAGCTGAAATTCTTGAAAAAATTTGCGATTCCATGATTGGGACGTATTCCAGGAAAAGTGGTCAGGACAAGAAACAGATCCGCTCCTGGCTTGATGATGAGACGTGGTTCAACGCGGAAGAGGCAAAAGATGCAGGCTTTGTATCTGAGATTGTCTCTGCTCCTGCTGTTGAATCGAAGTTTGATTTGTCGATTTACAGCAAAGTGCCTGATCCACTCAAAGGGACTTCTTCCGAAGAGTGGTCAGAAAGAGATTTTGAGGGATTCCTGCGGGACGCTGGATTTTCCCGAAAAGAAGCTGCTTCAATAGTGAGCGGCGGTTTTAGATCTCTGAAACAGGGGGATCCTGGAGCAGATGATCTTGTAGCGTCATTGCAAAAGAACATTGAAATCTTTAAAGGAGGGCCTAAATAATGGACTGGGAAAAAATCAAAGCGCTTATAGAGGAACAGGGCAAGGCATTCAATGCCTTCAAGGAGGCAAATGACAAGAGGCTTGCAGAGATAGAAAAAACATCAGGTGAGGCTGGAGAGCTCAAGGCACAGATGGAGAGGATCAATGATGAGCTCGACAAGCTTGATGAAATGCGGGCCGAAATTGAAAGAGTTGAAAAGGTCGCAAATCGTCCGGCTGGAGGAAATGCACTGACTGCCCTTGATAAGGCTAAGGTTGAGCATAAGGAAGGATTTTTCGGTTTTATACGGAAGGGCAACGATGCCGGACTGAGAGATCTTGAGATAAACGCTGCACTTTCTGTCGGTACTGACGCTGACGGCGGTTTTGCTGTGCCTGAAGAACTGGACAGGCAGATCATATCCTTGCTCCAGGAAGGGTATGTAATGCGCAACCTTGCTAACGTTATCACTGTTGGAGGAGCGGAATACAAAAAACTTTTTAACCTTCACGGTGCCGGATCCGGCTGGGTGGGCGAAACTGACGCAAGACCTGAGACAAACACTCCCCAGCTTGCACAGTTGACCCCATATATGGGGGAAATCTACGCCTATCCTCAGGCCACACAGACTATGCTTGACGACGTTTTCTTTGACGTGGAGGGCTGGCTTGCCGAGGAGCTCGCCACAGAATTTGCACAACAGGAAGGTTCAGCTTTCATCACCGGCAATGGCACAAAGAAACCCAGAGGTTTCCTGGATTATCCAACTGCTACGACTGAAGACGGAACCAGGGCTTTCGGAACTATCCAGTACATGGAATCTGCTGTAACAAGTGAGATAGGCTTTGATGACATAATCGACCTTGAATACGATCTAAAGGAAGGACATCTTGCAAATGCTGTCTTTCTGACAAAGAGGTCTACTGTCAGAGTCCTTAGGAAGATCAAGGACAACGACAACAACTATCTCTGGCAGAATTCCCTTCAGGCTGGACAGCCGGCAACCCTGAATGGATATCCTTTAAGGACAGATCCCGGTATGCCTGCTATGGCTGCCGGAGCACTGGCTGTGGCCTTCGGAAACTTCAGGAGAGCCTATACGATAGTTGACCGGATCGGAACAAGGGTTCTCAGGGATCCCTACACCAACAAGCCTTACGTAGGATTCTACACAACAAAACGCGTAGGCGGTTTCCTGACTGATTCCGAAGCCATAAAGCTGCTTATGGTCAATGATGGAGTGTAATTGAATTAGCGGGAGGGGCTTTTGCCTCTCCCTTTTTCGTTATATGGGAGGCTGAAAAATGAAGATAAGAATTAAGAAATCCTTTCCTTTCTCTGAAAACGGGAAAGATATTAAAACAATAACAGAAGGTGAGCAGGATCTGTCCGATCGCATATGCAAATATGCCCTGCTTATGGATTATGCAGAAGAAATCGAAAAGGGAGGAGATATAAATGACGAGTCTCCAGATAGTAACTCCTCCAACAAGCGAACCGGTAAATCTAAACGAGGCTAAGGAACATCTCCGGGTTGAACACACGGAAGACGATACCCTTATCGAGGGTTTAATAACCTCTGCCAGGGAATGGTGTGAAGGGTTTCTTAACAGGGCGATCATTACTCAGACCCGAAAGCTGACCATTTCAAAATGGCCTGTTAAGCCTTTAAGGCTTCCCGGTAGTCCTATCCAGGAGATTTCTTCCGTGGATTACGTTGATTCTGCCGGTGAGACTCAAGGGGTTGAGGCAGTAAGGTATTATCTGACAGATTCCGGCGAAATATCGCTTGATTACAACAAGGAATGGCCTTCTGCGACTCTTCGTGGTCCCGAATCCATACATATAACCTATAGCTGTGGTTATGGAGATTCAGCAAAAGTGCCTCAGCGAATAAAGCAGGCAATATTGCTGCTTGTGGGCACCTGGTACGAAAACCGGGAGGGGTCAACAGCAGGATCCTGGAATGAAATACCCTTTGGAGTTCGAGAACTGCTTTGGCCATTAAGGGAGATAGTGTTATGAAGACTTTTTCTGCTTCTGATCTCAAGGAGAGGATAGAAATATTCCGGGAGGTTGAAACCGGGGACGGATACGGAGGATTTGAAGTGCAAGAATCCTTTTTGACCAAAAGATGGGCCAATGTCTATGCTCCAAAAGCCCGGGATGGAGTTATCGCCATGGCGGATAAAGTGACTGTTTCCTACGAGGTCACCACCAGATCCGACCTGACGATCAAACATAACGACATAATAATCTGGCACGGAACCAGGATGAGAGTAAAGGATCATAGGCTTATCCAGGACAGAAAATTCCTTTCTATTATGTGCGAAACGGAGAGATAACTATGGCTACTACCGCTCTTGATTTCAAACTTGAAGGCCTCGATGACGTCTTAAAGGCATTGCGCAAAGCAGAAGAAAAGGAAATAAGAAAGGCTGTTTATGATAGAGGCAAGAAGGTAGCTAAGAAGGTACTGAATGAAGCAAAGGCCAATAGTCCTATGGATAAAGATGCTTCTATGGACAAGGGCAACCTGAAGGATTCTATCAAAAACAGCAATAGCAAAAAAAAATTGGTCTTTTCTGTTTATGTCAGCGACAAGAAGGCTCCTTATGGTATTTCTGTTGAATATGGGCACCGCACAGTAGACGGGAAAGATGTTCCAGCTCAACCGTTTGTAATTCCTGCTGGGCGCAAATATGAAGATGAGTTTGAAGAGGAGATGAAAAAAGCTCTCCTGGAGGTGGCATCGGAGGTGGTTGAATGACTCTTGCTTTTACTTCTGCCCTTTTATCAAAACTGAAAGCAGATACAGCGCTCATGCTCAAACTTACTTACCTGGGAGACATGCCACCGGACAACCAGGCAAGCCCATATGTCGTAATTGGCGCAGAACAGGACACAAGAGGCCGGATCTTGGACGAAACCGAGACCCGGCATTTTTTTACCCTGCACATCTGGAGTGACTACAAAGGCAGGAAGGAAGTAAAGGAAATAATGGCCCTTATCCGGGCGGACCTTGAACAAATGGAACATACATATCTTGAGGACGCACTGATTTTGATTGACACAAGCGACTGGTGGCATGGAGTCATCAGCTATTACACCTATTTGTAGGGAGTGATTGAATTGGCAAAGGTAAACGCTAAAAACGGCGTAGTGGAGATAATGGTAGGAGGGACGGCTACCCCTCTTGGAGAAGTTAAGTCCTGGTCTATCGATACTCAGATGGGAACCATAGACGTATCAACAATAAGCAGTACTTTTAAAGAATTTCTTGTGGGGCAGGCATCGTGGAGCGGATCTCTGGAGGTGTTTTATGACCCTGATGATGCAGCTCAGCAGCAATTGGCTGATGATGCCATAGCTGGGGAAGAGATAGAAATACATATCTATCCGAATGGCAAGGGGGACGGCAAGCCGAAGTTGTCCGGAAATATGCTGATTACTTCATGGTCTCCTGCCGGGGCAGTTGAGGATGCGGTAGGTCTGTCTCTGTCTTTCCAGGGTTCTGCTGCTCTTACTAACACAACTGTGGGCACTACTCACACGATAACGGTTACAGCCGGTGATAATGGGACTTGTAGTCCTGTAGGCTCTGTACCTGTCGTTGATGGAGCGAACAAGGCTATTCAGGTAACGGCATCTGATGGGTATGAGATATTAACTCTTACCGTTGGTGGCGTGGAAGTTGCGGATGCGGTTGGCAAAACAGAATATATTTACACAGTGATGAACGTCTCTGCTAATATCGCAGTAGCCGCAACCTTCACAGAGACACTTTAGACAATGCCTACTATCAAAATAGGCGGAGCTGATAGGGAGATTAAATATCCTTTTGAGGCTGTCCGCAGAGTGTCAAAAGAGCTGAACCAGAGCGTAGCGGAGATCCTTAGTGCTGGGGTAGACATGTCTAACATAGATACCATGATTGTGTTGATCTGGGGTGGGCTACTGCACAATGCCCGGAAGCTGACTGTTGAGATGGTGTCTGCGTGGCTTGACGATGTTGATAATTATCCGGAAATTGTAGCGATCTGCGCTCAGGAATACGTGGACAGCGTGTCTAAAAAGCTTCACCTTGTTCCCCAGGAAGAGGAAGAAGACGACGAAGAAAAAAACTAATTAGAGGGGACTGTGAGGGATACTGGCAGGAACTGCGCTGGTGTGCCCTCGGTCCCCTCGCTTTACGACCGGCTGAACTCTGGGAAATTTCACTCGGTGATTTATCAGACATGCTGGACGGATACAGATATAGAGACTACCTGGAGCAGAGAAAGCAGGCAGTATTGACTGCAAACCTTATCAACGGCATGGGCAATGTGAAATATCCGGTGCATGTGGATGATCTGGTGGGCTATTGGGTGGATGGCCAAGTCTTGGGCAAAATGGAGTACTGGGAATACTGCAAAAACAAGGCGAGAAAAGCCAGAAAGGGGGAGGTGACGTAATGGCGAGAGTCCAGTTTAAACTAGGAGCAGACATTTCAGAGGCGGAAAAAGCTTTTAAACGGCTAAATCGTAAAATGCAAAAATTCGGCAGGCAATGCGAGAAAACAGGTAAAGTGCTTACAAAAACAATCTCTCTCCCCCTCGTGGCTGTAGGAACAGCGGCATTCAAGGCTGCTAATGACGTGGACAAGGCTAATAAAACTATCGCCAGAGGCACCGGAGCAACCGGAAAACAGTTACAGAGTCTCCAGAAGGACTGGAAGTCACTGGCTGGGCAGGTGTCGCAAAGTTTTGAACAGAGCTCCCAGGTCCTGGCAGATTACAACACCCGGCTTGGCTTAACCGGTAAGGCTTTAAAAGGCATCTCCAAACAAGCTCTAGATGCGGGGCGCATGATGGGCGAGGATGTTAACTCAGTTGTATCCGAGTCTGCGAAACTGATGCAAGACTGGTCCGTGGAGGCTGGAGATATGACGCTGACCATGGATAAGATCTTTCAGGCTTCCCAGAGTGCCGGTATAGGCATGGGCAAGCTATCAACACAGATGTATAAATACGGTTCTGCATTGCGGGGCATGGGTTTTGACCTTGATAATGCTATAGCCTTATTGGCGTCCTTTGAGAAAGAAGGGGTCAACTCCGAGGCAATACTTGGTGCATTGCGCCAGGGTCTTGGAAGGATGGCAAGAGAGGGAATAACAGATGCCTCGGAAGCCTTCAAAACACTCATCGAAAGAGTCAAGAACGCAGAAACGGTCACAGAAGGAACCCGGTTGGCAATAGAGATATTCGGTTCACGTGCTGGTCCTGATCTGGCCCTTGCCATTAGGGAGGGACGGCTTGAAGTCGATGATCTTGTAAAGACCCTTCAGGGTGCCTCCGGGGCTATCGAGAGAAATAGCAACGAGACAAAAACTCTTGGTGATCGCTGGGGAGAAACAAAGAACCAGATAATGCTTGCTCTTGAGCCCATGGGCGAAGTAATGTTGAAGATGGCTAATGACTACGTGCCGGCGTTGCAGGAGAAAATAGAAGGGCTTTCAAGCAAAATAGCCCTTATGAGCGATGAAGGCAGAGCTAACATTCTTAAGTTGGCTGCAGTATTGGCAGGAGGAAGCGCTCTGTTAGTTGGGATAAGTGCTGTAATCACAGCTTTCGGCACACTTTCTTCTACTATCATTGCGCTTGCCACTGGCCCGGCCGCGCCATTGATTGCACTGGGAGCTGCGGTGGCTATTATCTGCACTCAATTTGAAGGTAGCAAAGAGGCCGCCAAAAAATTCAATGAACAGTTAGATAAAATGGACGTTGATAAGCTAAAGGAATTGCAAGGCGCAGGTATTGGCGGTGCTCTTGGCCTTGGCGGTACGAGCTGGAAAGATTCGGTAGCTATAGCTAAAGCTGCTGAAGAGGAAACTGCAGAGATAAGACGACAGATTGCAGAACGGGAAAAAATGATAAACGAACTAATGGGAAAGGATATCTCAATTCCCGGGAATACTGCAATTCCTTCTCCTGGCTCTCCTTCGTCTCCTGGTTCTGTGCCATCTCCAGGTTCAGGTACTGGATCAGGCTCTGGTTCAGGCGGAGGGTATTCTCCTCCTTCTGATTCTTTTGACATTGGTTCTATGTACAACTTCGGCCTTGATTCTCTAACTAACAACTTGCCCGAAATAAACGACTGGTTCACCAAGATCTCTGAACAGGTCGAATATATGGGCATGCCTCTTGAAGATGCTGTCTTGAAACTCGAAGGCATGAAAGAATCTATGGTCCCTCTTTCCGACGAGTGGAAAAAGGCAACGGACATGGTAGACCAGTACAAAAACCAGCTCGATGATGTTGGGGAAAAAACAGATGAAGCCTTAACAAAGGGGGACCTCTGGGCGAACGACCTTGCAAGAGGCTTGGCACAGGCCGTGGTTAGCGGCAGAAATCTGAGCGACACTTTGCAGAATATTGGCAAGCAATTAGCGAGTTCTGCTCTTCAGGAAATGTTTGCGCTTTTATTAGGCGGAGGGAAAAGCAAAGGTAAGGGGATAACCGGGTTTCTCCAGGTTGTGCTTGGTATGCATGAGGGAGGAACTGTTGGTCAGGATTCCTCTTTTGCAAGAAGAATCCCGAGAATGCACTCAGGCGGCCTTGTGGGCTCAAACGAACAGCTAACTATCCTCGAAAAAGGAGAAACTGTTATACCAAAGGGCAGCCCTGCGACTGTAGTTATGAACATCCTCGATGAAGGAGACCTCGAACGTAAAACCCTTGAGGTGATGGCCAAGTATCCGGGTGCGAATATCATCAAGAATCACGTTATTCGGGACAGTGAAGAGCGGGGCCCGGTAGTCTCGGCTTTTATGAGGGGGTAATTTTATGTCTGTAACGGCTCCAGGTATTCAGAAAGGGCGTTGATGGTTCCTGTTTCTATATCGACATTTACCGCAAGGTCCGGGCTGGAGCAGCGGGTTTCTCTGGATCAGTTCATTCCTCGGATCTGGTCTCTTGTCTTTCCGGGTATGAAGCGTGTTTCTGTAGATACGTTGGAGGCTTTCTGGAGAGATCGTGAAGGTCCTTTGAAGCCGTTTAAATGGCAGTCTGAGGAAACATCAGATCTGTATTATGTGAGATTTGACCAGGCCAGCTTCAAGCCTGAGCACATAGGGCCTGATGTATGGTCTCTGTCATTTCAGTTTAGAGAGATATTCCCCGGCGAGATAAATCTGGAGGGTTGATATATGCCATTACAGGGACACGAGATAAATGCAGATGCTCTTCAGACTCTTCAGTCGGGAAGTGTTTCATACCAGGAGACTCTTGAAATTTATGACGGAGAAAAATGGTGGTCTTTTACTAACGGCAAAGAACCTGTGAGGGCTAAAGTACTTGTTGGCAGGGAGGGATCCAGTTTTTTCCCTTTCCTGCCGGATCCTACACATGCGGAATGTATAGAATCCGAGGCCTATTCCAACTGTCTTGTTGGCGACAACATTATTACTATTTACGCTTCGCAGAATGGTTCTGGCGGTGTAGGGATAACTGTATGGGCCTATGGTTCAATGAATCCTCTGCTTGAGGTTGAAAATAGTCTATGGGGAAGTGCAAATCCATTCCAGGAGATAACAGGAGTTTACTACCGCAACGGAATATATCACGTCCTGGGAAAGAGGTTCAGTGAGACATGGAACGGCTACAAGTATGTAGAGACTTCCACTCCTGCATGGGCCAGCTACAATTCATCAACGGGGACATGGAGCTATGATCACCTGAGCGGAGAAAGCTGGCTTACTGGTATCTCTTTTGTACAGCAGGGCGCGATTTCCCAATATGAAAATCTCTTCTGTAGTAGGTTATACAACGGTCGGCTCTGGGGTTTTGAGATCTCTCTCAGTTCTCCTGATGTTATATGGACAGGAATTATATCTTCCGGATCATCTTCCGGGAACGTGGTCGAATGGTCGGGAGTTACAGGGAAAACAGGAATTGCTCAGTCGGTTGAAAAAAATGACGCCCTTCTGGCTTATTCCAAATCTGACGGTTGGACATGGACCTGGGAATACGGGACAGGAGCTAAAGATAAGGTATGGCAGTCCGGAGATATTCCACTGGTTGGAGGAGGTGTGCTTCAGACATTTCGAGGGGAATACCTGTTGCTGGCCACGAGCGGTCATGGTGTCCAGAGAAGTTCTTCCTATTCGAGCCTTCCATCTGATTTTACCGTCCTGTCTGCTGGCGCGATAGATGAAACATATGCAAGGGTGTTTTATTCCTCAGGCGGGAAGCTGTTCTGTTTTCGGGTAAATATATCTACTGGTGCAATTGACCAGATATCAGGTGCCGGTGTTGATGTTAGCGAAATTACGGACAAAAGCTTTAGAATCCTTTATTCAAACGGATTGAGCGAAATCTGGATGGTAAATAATCACAGACGGGTTCAGTTTTGCAGGGTTTTTGACGGATCTGTTGTCTGGTTCTGGGATGATTGGGCCTCTGTTCTGGGTATTGAGCCTGAGGGAGCGAGGTTTATTCCTACAGATCCTGCTCATTTCACGGGGGGCATATGGTGTGGAGATAAGTCTGTTCTTGATGTTTCTCTTGTGTCCCTTGCTGTAGCCACAAGTTCAAATGATGTCACTATTTATCTAAGTGGACTTTCAATCGTAGATACAGGCTTTTCCGGATCCATGGGACAGGGAGATCCCTTTGGAATACTTGTCAGGACTACTTCCGGGAATCTTCTGACTCCATACATGACATGGGCTGACGCCGGAGAGTATTTCAGAATGGATCTTCACGTGGCTGTTTTCTCAAACTCCCTGGTATTTCAGGAAGAAAAAGTGAAAACAGGTGTCTGGAATTACGACTGGGACTTGGGATATCCCTATCCCTACGAGTGGCGATGTTCTTTTCTACCTCAGACATTTAACGGCTTCCTGGGAATATGTGACTATTCAGAAACGGCTGATTATCTCGGGCTTGCTCCCATATGGTGTGATGTTTCTCCATGGCTCAAGAACGCCACGGGGCAACAATCCTATTTCCAGCAGCCGGATAAAGTCTATTCTGTAGCTGAGTCTCTTTCTGTTTTCAGTGAGCTGACATTTTCACATTCATCTTATCCTGATACCTGTCAGATTAGCCCGGCTGGTCTGTCTGATGGACGGTACAGGGTCTTTACTTTCGGAGCTCGAGGGGAGATCGGTTTCTGGTCCTGGGCCCCTGGAGACAGTACTAATCCAATAATCGAGAAGTCAATTATAACTGGCTGGAAGTCTAATTATTCGACAAGTGCCATATGTACCTATGGCGGGACTGTGGGAATGCTGTTTAAGGATATATTTTCCGGCAAGTTCAGGGTTATGAGATCCAGTTCCTACAGTGCGAGAGTGGTATCTCAGGTCGCAAAAAAGATAACCACTACCTCTTATCCGGAGCTGAACAGCATAGATGATCCTGTTGAAACGGACGACGCCTTTCAGAGCCTTTATGCCTCCGGTCAAAGAACCTGGTTTGGCCTTGAAATGGGAGGGAATCATACAGTCCGTGGTCTTGGTGCTTCTTCCGTATATGAGATAAGGGACTTTGTGCCCTATCCCTTCCAACGTGAGGGAATACGGATGAACCTCAACAGCATGTCAAAGCAGACGAAGATAACCCTGCCTGATACTCAGGACAGGGCCATACGCAACGTCGTTAGCTCAGGTCTCGATTTCAGGGGCAAGCGATGTATCCTCAGACGTCTTTTTGCTAAAGGGGATCCTCTCGACTCTGGAAGTTCTATAAACCTGATCGACGGCTACATTCAGGATTGGACGGCCAGCAGTGACCAGGGGATCATCGTTTTTTCGATTGCTCACTCTGTTATCGATATACGGGGCAAGTTCCCTCCAAGAACCCTGTCATTGAACTGTGGCCACAAGTTCAGGGGAACCCGCTGTATGTACGCAGGGACTTCCGGGTCCTGTGACCATACAAAACCTCTATGTGAGGAGCTTAACAATGTTATTCAGTTCGGAGGATTTCCTACGGTTTCAGCGAGACAGAGGCGGGTGCTATGGCGATGATGAGATATATACCACCTTATAGCCGGGAAGAAATAGCGCTAAGGGCTTTAAAAAGGGTCGGGGGCCGGGGATCGTTACCAGACGAATTCGGAAACTCCGACCCTAATTGTTTGGAATTTTTATTTGAGATCTACGGATACCCAATGCTGGACCTGTCTCACAGGATAGGGGAAATAGGCAGTCTGTGGGATCAGGTCAAATATGGGTGTGGATGGACAGAAAAAAGTCTGGGAGAAAAGTTAAGGACAGCCGATATTGTAGGCTTTGAATTTCGAGGATTGGGGCACTTGGGAATATATGTCGGTTCAGGAGTCTTTGTGCACGTCATGGGCCGTATTCGCAAATCGAGGATAAAACACTGGAAAAGACACATTACAGGAATATTGGATTTTCCTGATGGAACGGGGGTAAATCGATGACTGGCGCTTTTTTGGGAATTCCTCTATATGGCTGGATCATAGGTGGAGTGGCCATAGCTTCTTTTCTGATGAATTCCGGCTTTTCCATGACTCAACCCAAGTTCGACCAGTTTTCGGATCCTGGTGTGGGTGTAGGACCCTGGACGAGTCCGACAACGAGCCAGACAGCGGTTCCATTGTTGTTTGGGAAGGTCCGTTATCCCTTGCCATTGCTTCATTATAGGCTCGACGGGGACCAGTTCCGCAATATGTGGCTGATCTTTGCAGTAGGAGAAGACTGGAGAACCCTTTCAGGCGGGGAATATGAAAACATAATCCATAATCTGTGGATAAATGACTACGAGATCAAGGAAATGGAGGAATATACCGAAGATCCTGACCTCTTTGATTCTGAACATTCCTGGTACAAATTCTTTCCCTCTGGGGTTGGAATAAGTTTTGACTGGAACGTCTCCGGAAAGCATGTTTTTACCAAGCCTGCTGAACCGGGGGGCGTAGCTGAGACTTATGCTCTTCTTTGTACCCATGACGCAAACCAGGGTAACGGACCGGTCCATCTGACGGTCAGGACTATACACGAATGGCCTGAAGGAGGAGCACGCCAGAGTTGGCGAATCAGGGTTTCCTATCTGGAAGAAGTTGACGGTGAGGGAGAGTATTCAAGCGACCTGAATAAACATTTTTTCGATGCTACTCAGACTGTGGAAGCCGGCAAGGATTCTGAAACTTATCACGTCCCCGGAACAGAGGCCCGGACCTTTGAAATGGATCTGCCCTACAGAGGGAAATTCAAGGTTGTCCTGGAAAATGAATCCGGACAGATAGATACGACTGATCCTCTTTACGGTACGGATCCGCCTGTTAAGCCTGACAAGGACGATTACCCGAGAGAACTTGTCTACGATGACAGTGATCATGGATATCACTATGAGATCGATCCGAGTTATTATACCGATCTGGCAGTCTGGAGAGAAGAATATGCCGCATGGGAAGAAGCTAATACTCCACTTGAAGAAGAAGCTTTAGGCACGATGTACCTTGATTCTGTCGTGATTAACGATCCGGGAGGAGCTCTGGAGAGCCACAGTTTTAACGGTACTTCCTGTCTGCTGGTACGGATCATAGATAACACCGGCGAACTTGCAAGACCAACCGTTACAGGCCTTGTCGAAGGCGGGCCGTCAAACCCTGCTGAGGCTCTGGAGTGGATCCTGGGAAATGATGAGATTGGAATGGCTCTTCCCGATGAACATATCGACAGGGGCGCCATGTCGGACGTCAAAGACGCTATGGAGGCCTACGGATATACATATAACAGGGCTATATGCGAAAGGTCGACCTACGAAAGCGTCATTCAGGACATATGCTCCTGTGGAAGGATCATTCTTGCAGAGTGGAACGGCATGTATACTCCTTTCCTTGATGAAGAGGTGCCCGAAGCTGAAATTCAGGAGATCAACCTGGACGACCAGGCAGTAAAGGACAGCCTGTCCTATTCGCAGAAATCGTTACAGAAAATCCCTAACAGCTTCAACATAAAGTACGTGGACGCTGATATAGAGTACACGTTGCAGGATATTTTGACCGATGATACGGAGCTTCAGGATATTGTCGGGGCAGTCAACAAACAGGAGATTCCACTGCTTGGTGTAACTACAATGCAGAGAGCCTGGGAACTTGGCTGGTATCAGATCAAATATGCACAGTCTGATATGACTATGAGCTTTCAGGCTATGCCCTCTATCTGGGGAATGATATATCCCGGCTTTGTCTTCAGGGCAAGGTCGGCCCGAGATCCTCTGATCGATAATACAGACTGGCTGGTAGTAGGGGTGGAAGAATCCGAACCGGGGACATACAGCGTGCAGGCGACTCAGTATGTGAGGAGTGCCTACAATCCAACAACCCTGAATAAGTGGGGACCTGATGTATGGATACCAGGCGGATCCCTGGGAACGACAGAAGATACTCCATCGGAAAGCCCCTATGGAATGACCATCTCTCATGTTGTGGGGGAAGATTCTACTCCAGGAAATGTGAGGATTAGTTTTTATCTTCACAACAGGCCAGCTAATGCAAGACGGGTACGAATCTACAGGTCCTACACGGGATATCTGGAAGGGACAGCTTCAGTATCAGGTTATCAGCATATCGGAGATTTTGAGACGGGACAGAACAGCCACGTAGTGGTTGAAAGAACGAGATATTCAGCGATCCATTATCGCTTCCCGGTGGTTGACTCAAAGGGCAGAGAGTCTCCCCTTGAGTCAGCGCCGATTGCTGTAGTTTACCCATTTACGTCCCTTGACGATCTCCCCGGTTTCGGCATTGGGGATTATGGAGTAACTTATTATGGTGGGTGATGAAATGAGGCTTTTTGTTGGTGGAGCATGCAGTGTAGGCAAGGGCAAGATATGCAGATCCCTTGCAAGCACTATAAAAGAAATCTGTCCAGGGGTTTCTGTGGAAGTAATAGAAAATCCTGCAGAAAGGGTAGCTGAAGAAATGGGCTTTTCTTTCGATAAGTTCATGTCTCGACGGCTATTCTGGAGAGCTCCGGAAAAGGAAATTGATCTGGTGGAAAAAACTCTTTCGAAAATGAGCGAAGGATCAGGGGATATTGTCCTGGTCAATGAGTCTCCCCTTAGCTTCCTGGGTTATCTGGGTTTTCACGGAATGATGGCCAGACTGACGATCCAGGAGCGGGATAACCAGATCCGTCAGATCGTTGATGTCTCCATGATGAAAGGAGCGAGACACCTTTTTGTACAGCCCTGGAATGAAGAGAAGCTCCAGAAAGCATTGAACGTTATGATAATTCCCTATTTAAATCTGGCTGGCAAAAGGGGAAAGCTCGTTCCAAGACAAAAGGACTATTCAGAGACGGTAAAAGAAGCAACTATGAAAGGACTGAACCTGCTTGGGATTAAGGGGGTGGAGTAATGGCGCAAAGCTATACAACTAATTTTCAATTCGTAAAATACGACCGTGGCGACACAGGCTGGGATGTCGGAGTAAATGACAATTGGGACCAGCTTGACCTGCTTCTGCTCGAGCTCGAAAATGAAGATGTCACAAACGCCGGTTATTTGGCTGATCATATCGATGCTGCAAATCCTCACGGAACGGCGACGGGAGATCTCGCAGATGTAGATCTTGGGGTGCCTCCAACTGCTGGGCAGGTTCTGATATGGAATGATACAGCTGAACGCTGGATACCGGGAAATATAGATCCTCCTGAATCAATAAATGACTTAGGCGATGTAGAAGCGGCCTCCCCATCTGACGGGGAGGTCCTTGTTTATGTGGCTGCCCAGTCTGCATGGGTGCCGTCAGCAGCAGGATCCGGCGGTGCAACAGTTCTTGGAGGTCTTACTGACGTTGATCTTGATACATCTCCACCTGGAGAAGGACAGGTCCTTGTTTTCGATAGTGCTTCCGGAACATGGATACCCGGCACTGTCCAGACTGAAATATCGAGCATTGACGACATAGCTGATGTTTCCGTTCCTGTCGGATCTCTGGTCGGAGGGGAAACCTTACTCTGGAATGCAAATACTTTGAGATGGGAGCCGGGAGTTCCGGCTTCACTTTCTGCACCACCTGTACAGATACAGATAGGAGCTGAGACTGTTCCTGCAAGTGGATCTGTTTCTGTAGCATTTCCTCAGGCCTTTTCAAATGTGCCCCATGTGACCCTTGGGGCTGAGGGGAATGGATCTATACATATCCAGTCAGGATCGATAACAGCTTCGGGCTTCGTGATAGAAAATTCTCATACAGCTGACATTACCTTTCACTGGATAGCAATCTACGGAGCAACCGGTGGAGGAAGCGGAACGATCGTGACGGGTGAAGGTCTCCCGATCGATGCAGGATCACAGATCATAACCATTCCATCAATGCCGGAATAAGAGGTGATTTTATATGAGCTTAACGAAACTTAGAAATCCAACTACTGATTTATGGATAGACCTATTGGACGGTGGTGCCCAGATAATGAAATATCTCCAGGTGTTCAACGTGGATAAAACAACCTCTGCAGATATTGCCCTGGCGATAATGGATAATACCATAACTCCCATCGCTGCTCCTGCTTCGGGTTCGGTGACTGTGACAGGCGAGGCAGGATCCCGGCCGTATGAATACTTTGTTACGGCAATTAACGCTAATGGGGAAACGGAACCTCTTGAAATTGGATCTATATTGAACGGGGTATTCCAGTTAGACGATACCAATAACTATCACACTATCACCTGGGACGCTGTAAGCGGAGCGACAAGTTACGTAGTTTACGTCCGTAAGAATCACACACTGTGGAAAGTAAAACAGGTCACGTCTGGTACTTCTATAGTGAATGACGGATCCTGGAATCTTGCGTATAGCCCGCCATGGTTGAACATGACCAATATAACCTGTCTGCTGGATTATGAAAATATCGCTATTGGCGGATTGCTCCAGATGGTTTCAGACACAGAGATAAGTGCTGACGAAAAGATAGTCTTTGCCACTACAAACAGCCTAGTCAACGTCTATTGCAGATCCGTTGAGCTTTAAGGGAGTGAGAATATGGGAATAATAAAAGATGTTAGATCTGTAACTTTACCCGATGGCAACCTTGCAAGACGGGATACGCAATCCCAGCTTGTAACTGTAAATACCGGAAAATTCGCCAGAAACTGTGTTTTGACTGGAAAATCTGCTACGGAAATGGACTATCCCATCTACATAAGAGAGCCAGGGCTAATTTCTCCCGCATATGATGTATGTCCTGACGGGCTGGGGTATCTCGACGCTTCTGAAGGAGCGGCAGATAACGTTAAACCCAAACACAACAGTAACGCAACCGATAGTGATTATTGGACAGCTTCTACTATCGGAGCCTGGGTTGCATATCATCATGAGCTGCGTCCTACGATGATACGAGGATACCGTTTTGTTACTGCCAATGGATATACTCCGCGTGTCTGGAGGATTGAGGGCAGTAATGATAATGCCACCTGGACCACCCTTCACAGCGTGACAGTTGACTGGACATGGGGTGATGGAAAACAAACAGTGGAACAGGACGTTCCTACTGAGAACAGGGATTATTTCATGCACCACAGGTTGATCATTGACGAATTCGACGCTACCGCTGTAAGGATATATAATCTTCAGTTTTGGGATTCTCTTTGTGCAAGTCCTGCAGAGTTCTACCTTGACGCAGACTCAGAAAGTCCTGTGCAGATAGCCTTTGCGGATGGGTTTAATACAGATGGCACTCCTAAAAACATTCCGGTGACGATCAATACAGGGATACAGATAGATGCAACAGAAGTTATTTCAAAATCAGATCTTTTAGCTACTTCTAATGTTATTCCTTGTGCCTTATATGCGAAATACGATGCAGATCTCTCTTCAGTTTCTTTTTTGGCAGAAGTTCAGGTTGATCTATATATTCCGTTTCCACCCGATTATTTAAATATAAGTTATATTTCTGGTGTTATAAATAGTGGTTCTTGGCCGGAAATATTTGATTCATCTCTATCTACAGCGCTTCGCCCCTCATCAGAGGAATTTATTCTTGCAGTTAATAATCCCATTTATGTTAATTACTTAGAACTGAAAACCAGAGCCAGTCCAACAGGTTCTATATATTTCTCTGAAAATAACGGGATTTCTTGGGAGTTGGCCTGGACTGGAAATGCTGATTTTGAAGGTAATCCTATTGGGATATCTCTTGATAGGACTTACTATGTTACACAAATTAAACTAACTACGGCATATGTTTATTGGTATTATATGAAATTTTTTGATGCTTCTGTCTCTAGTAAAAACAAAATGTCTAATGGGAAAGTGTATGAATACGACCAAATAAATGAAGTGTGGAATCATATTTACAAAGTACCCTTGGGTTATTTCTCTCTTTGGAAAAATCCTGATGGCTCTGCCTGGGAAATTGCAAATTTTATTCCGACTTTTGTCCCTCAGATGGCGATAGCTCCGTGGTTCAGAAGTACTAACTAAATAACAAAAAAAGACATTAAGGCCGTCCACTTAGGGCGGTCTTTTTTTAGTGCGCCACGCATGGCGATTAACTTGGTGGTGAAAGTCCACTATGGGGGTCTGCAGTTACCAACCATTAGCCAGGAGCAAGGGTGTCCTCCGCGAGGAGGAATCTGAAGGAAGCTTGAGGCAAAG